ATACCCGGTACAACACGATACAAAAAACAATTAGAAAAAGAAAAGAAAAAAAGAGAGGAGAAGAAAAAGAAAAAAGATGCTCTTTATATGAGTAAGTTTTCAGATAAGTATCATAAGGAAATGGCAGAAAGGCAGAAAAAATTTGAAGCTAAAAATGCTACAAAGAAAGAAGAATCTAAAACTAAAACTCAAAAGAAAGAAAACAACAAATCTACAACACCAGATAATAAAAAAGTAGAAAAGAAAGTAGAGAAAACACGCCTTACAAAAGAAGAAAGGAAAAAGCATGAAAAGATTGCTAAAGACGAAAGAAAAAAAATGGTGAATGAAAAAGGTGAAAAAAAAGCTAAAGGTGCTACGACTAAAGGTGGTCCAGTTAAAGATGGTGTTAAATTTGCAAGATCTAAAGGTGATGACTTAGCTGGCTTTAGAAGAGGACCGGGTACAGGTAGAAAAGATACTAGCATTACTAAACACCTTAAAAAATCTGGTTTTACTGAAGATCGTTTAGCTCGTCTAAGAAAGAAACATGCTGAATTTAAAGCTAAGAAAAAAGCTTTTAGACAAAATAAAAGAAATAAAAACAAATTAAAGAAAAATACTATGGGAGGCTAACATGGGTTATAAAGCCAAAATTGCCAAAACTGTATTATCTGAATGGGGAGAAACGTTAGGTACTAAAATCTTTGGCAAAAATATTCCTACTAATGTCAGACCTTTATTAAGCAATGGTTCAGAAGCTATTTCTAAAATGGATGCTTTAACTTTTAGTAAAGCTATAGATTTAGATGGAGAAGTTCAAGAACCTTTAAGTCAATTACTACGAAATGCTGGTGATGGTGACGATGATGCTTTTGGATTATTAGCTAATGCTGCACGAGATTTTCAAGTTGAAGATCAAAGTCAAAGAGTTTTAAATCAAACTAGAAAAAACATAAGTGTTGCTAGAAATAAAAGTAGATTACCTACAAAACTAGGTAGATCAATTATTGCTCAAAATCAAACTCCTGCTCCTAGTCCTAAAAGAGCTAAATCTATACCCCCTAATTTACCTCAAGACGAAATTGATGCATACATCGAAATGGCAGAAGCTGCACTTTTGTCTGGTAAAAAGAATAGAGTAGATGTACCTTATTTAACTGATAAAGATGGTAGAACATTTAGATTAGATAACAAGGGAAATCAAAAGTATGGTTTACAAGATCAAGAATTAAAAAATGCTCGAAATGCTAAGTTACAAGAAGTAAGAACTAAGAAAGGTAATTTAACAACTAGACCCGGTGTAGATCAAAGAGAATTTTATGCAGATCCTGATTTTGAGGCTAGGCATAAAAAGAATGTAGAAGAACCTCATCATAGAGCACCATTACATCCTTCATCTAAACTTAAAGAAGGTTTAACAGTTAAAGAACGTAAACAAGTTGATTCTATATTAGAAGCAGTAGGTATTGTATTAGGTAATGACAAATTTAATAGAGATAATTTACCTAAACAAGTTCATAAACAATTACATTCTTGGTTAAAGAAAAATAAATTGTTATTAGGTGATATTGATATGTCTACATTAAGTATGCGTGAGCGTATGAAATATATTAGACAATTTATTATGGATATGCAAAAGTCTGATCAAAAAACTTACGAATTAATGCAACAGTTTATACAGCAAAGTAGACAATGACAGACGTTTTAACATCATTACAAGAAGACTTTAAACTGTTCCTGCAAGCTTTGTGGGATCAGTTAGATCTTCCTTCGCCTACGAGGGCACAATATGCAATTGCTGATTACCTGCAGAATGGTCCCAAGAGGCTTCAGATTCAGGCGTTCAGAGGTGTTGGTAAGTCTTGGATTACTGGTGCTTTTGTGTTATGGACGCTATTTAAAGATCCGGAAAAGAAGATAATGATTATCTCTGCGTCTAAAGAACGTGCAGATAACATGTCTATATTCCTACAAAAACTTATTATTGAAACCCCATGGCTAAAACATCTCCAACCCAAATCGGACGATTCTCGTTGGTCTCGCATCAGCTTCGACGTAAACTGTTCACCTCACCAAGCACCAAGCGTAAAGTCGGTGGGAATTACTGGGCAGCTCACCGGAAGCAGAGCAGATCTCATGATTTTAGACGATATCGAGGTTCCGGGAAATTCTATGACGGAGTTAATGCGTGAGAAGTTACTTCAACTCTGTACCGAAGCCGAGTCAATCCTTACGCCGAAAGACGATAGCCGTATTATGTATCTCGGGACTCCTCAGACTACTTTTACTGTTTATCGTAAGTTGGCAGAGCGGAGTTATCGACCATTTGTTTGGCCAGCAAGATACCCCAAATCCCTCAGTAATTACGAAGGACTCTTAGCTCCACAGCTACAAGAAGATATAGATATGGGTGCTGAGTCTTGGGATGTTACAGATCCTGACAGATTTGACGCCGATGACCTTATAGATCGTGAAGCATCTATGGGTAGATCTAATTTCATGCTACAGTTTATGTTAGATACATCTTTAAGTGATGCTGAAAAGTTCCCACTTAAGATGGCTGATCTAATTGTAACTAGCGTTAACCCTAAAGAAGCACCTGATGCAATCGTCTGGTGCTCCGATCCTAGTAACGTAATCAAAGAATTACCGACGGTTGGTTTACCGGGAGACTATTTCTACAAGCCAATGCAGCTTCAAGGTCAATGGGGTGAATATACAGAGACTATATGCAGCGTAGACCCCTCTGGAAGGGGTTCAGATGAGACTGCAGCAGCTTATATATCCCAAAAGAATGGTTTCCTATACCTACACGAAATGAGAGCCTATAGAGACGGTTATAGCGACGCTACACTATTAGACATATTACGTGGATGTAAAAAATATGACGTATCTACTTTAGTAATCGAGACAAACTTTGGAGATGGTATAGTTAGTGAACTTTTTAAGAAACACCTTCAACAAACAAAGCAGAACATTTTTGTGGATGAAGTTCGAGCGAATGTTAGGAAAGAAGACCGAATCATTGATAGTCTGGAACCTGTTCTTAACCAACATCGCCTTGTTGTTAATAGGGGTGTCATTGATTGGGATTATAACTCAAACAAAGACGCAGCACCTGAAGAAAGACTCCTCTACATGCTCTTCTACCAAATGTCTAGAATGTGTAGAGAAAAAGGTGCAGTAAAACATGATGACAGATTAGATTGCCTTGCTCAAGGAGTTAAATACTACACAGATGCATTAGCTATCTCAGCCTATGAACAAGTTAAACTACGTGAACGTGAAGACTTCCAAGACATGCTAGATACATGGGCAGATGATCCTATGGCAGCAGCTAATCATATGGTCTTAGGTATGGATTTAGAGCAACGTAAGAAGGCTAGAGGTATAAATTCCGGAAAAGGCATCCCTACTTGGATCTGACCGGTCCCTGACGTATACAGGGGGAGAGAAGGGTGGACTCGACCCCTATGAGGAAGTTGTCGTCTTAACAGACAACACTTCCTCTCTATACCTATTTCCCCTTAATGGACATACTTATAACACCTCCACCAACTTACTCTACCCTACTATGAGAATATTTTTAGATACAGCAGATGTTGATGCAGTTGCAAGAAGAGTTGATACTGGATTAATAAGTGGTGTTACCACTAACCCAACCCTCATTAGAAAAAGCGGAAGAAAACCTTCAAATGTTTACTATCAGTTAGATAACTTAGACTATATAACAGACGTTAGCATAGAAGTTGTTGCAGATACAGCAGTACAAATGTACGAAGAAGGGATAACTGCAGCAGATAACTACGAAACTGCAACCATAAAGTTACCGTGTACTGAAGAAGGGTTAAAAGCGTGTATGATGTTAAATGATCAAAAGGTACGTACGAATGTAACCTTAGTATTTAGTCCAGCTCAAGCAATATTAGCTAGTTTAGCAGGTGCTAGGTATATATCTCCCTTTGTTGGAAGGTTAAATGATAATTCAGTAGATGGATTGAAGTTAATTAGTGATATATCTGCCTTACATATGCCATGTACACAGATATTAGCCGCTTCTATACGTGATGTACCTTCGGTAAGCCAAGCATTCCGATATGGTGCCGATATATGTACTTTACCTCCGGCAATATTCGATAAAATGTATAAACATGTACTAACTGACCAAGGTTTAGCTCAATTTAACAAAGATTATGCAGACACCAACACTTAAATTACGTATATTTCAAGATATACATAAACGATTCAAAAATCCTCCGTGGTTAGGCTTTTTAGTGCTGGGATTTCTGATTGGATTAGAAGAACAGTATATTAATCTTAAAACTAAGCTTACTGTAGATGAGGCTATAAAGAATTACAAGGAGGAGACTGAGGAAGAGGACGTTAAACCTAAAGTAGTCGAACATGAGGATGGTAGTATGTCTATACGCTCACCTTGGGCAAGCTTTAAGGATGATGATGGTCCTACATTTTTGACATAATTTTCTGAAGTGATTGCAGTATCATTTGATACAAAAAAACCCCCCAATGGGTACATTAGAATGTGCCGCTCGCTACGCTCGCTCTTTTTTCCTGCGGCGGCGGCGGATGAAAATGGTTATCGTTTTCATTTACCGCTCGCTTCGCTCGCTTGCGTGGAAATGGTTATCATTTTCATTGGGGGAGCGAGTGCGAAGCACGAGCGGGTCTCACCTTTGCGACAGTTGAGATAGTCTCACCTATGATACTGATGAGACTGGCTGCTCATCTGTTGCGCTACTAATGTTACAGAATGTAAAGCGCAGTTGACATGCTCAACAAATGCTGCTATTATAATAATATAAACAATCAGAGGTAAAACTTATGAGCCATGCAGTAAACGACGAACTATTAGAAACACTATATGAAGAAGTAAAAGAAGAGTTCCCAAAAGCTTTAGAACCTTTTGTAATTGCTGAAGTCTACAAAAGATTTGAAGATATGAGTATGTAACAAAATGTAAATAACACTTGACTTATTACTCATTATCATTTATTATTAAAGTATAGACAACTAACACTATGAACTATCTTCAACAACTACAAGCAGACATTGACAGACTACAACATCAATGCAAACCACAATTAATGACGGTAAGGTTTACTAAATTACCATCAACAATTAATAGACCTAGAAAAGCTGTAAGGTGGAACTAATGACTAAAACACAATCAACCAAAGTATTTGATGATGACCCATTCGGATTTAAAAAAGCTTTGAATGTTAAATCATTAAATAATCTAAATCAAAAACAAATCGAACAAATAGCGAGGATTTTAAAAAATGTCAAATGATAAAATGATTTATGATGATGCTAGATCTATTGGATTAGACTATGAAACATTTAAGAAATTTGAATCACTATTCAATAATCACAATAACGACGACGAGCCAGAGGTTGGCGACTTCACAATTAAAGGTAACACATTATGGCTATGATTACAAACAAACAAAAAGATGAGCTTGCAATCGCTCGTGAAAATGACGACAGACGCAACTTATCATATATTACATTATGTAACGATGATTTGCTATACTTAGTTGATCATTGCTATAATAGAATTGGAGAGGACAGATTAAAGAATATTTGTGATCGTCTCCTATTATCCGCACTAACTCATTAACTATTATGGAATTAAAATCATTCGCCACTAATCGTACATTGTTAACTTTTGACGACGGCACCGAGATTTTCTTTAGTTATGAAACTCCAGTTGCTGGATACTCAAACAAATTAGGTTATGTTAAAACAAATACATGGTATAGTTCGACAACTACTCGCCACATTAACAGATACTTAAACGATGTTTTGATTACTTCAACCGTTAGCGAACTTAAAGTATCTGAGGTTGACCAATCAGTAATCAACAACCTAATCAGAGAATATATACCTAATAGGTATTAATACTCTCACAATAACTTTCACTCACTCAATTTATTATTATGTTTAACATGTTTATTTCAGTTCCCAAAAGATCATCAACATTTTTAAATGATGTTAAAGTTGATCTCGTTAATGGCAAAGCCGTTGCCTACTTTGACGATGGTAACGTTTACGGATACCGCTTTGTATCTAAGAAAGCAATATTAAATATATTGTTTAATCCTTCAATCAGTCTAGGTTTTTGGTGTAATAGAAATCTATTCAATTCAAACAGAGCCGTTGAAGATTGGAGTGTAATCCCTAAAGAGAATAAAACAATGCGCAATGGCTACCGCAAAACACACGCCGACGTTAACTTACCACACTTTATCTAATGAACACTTATCAAATGTATTTAGGTTTAACACGTCCAGATAATGAAACCATTACTACTGAACAGTTCAACGCCTATACTAAAGAAGTCCTTGATACATTATTCGACGGTTACACCATATCGGACGCCGTCGGTAATTGGAAAGGAGAACGGGAACAAACTAAGATAGTTTCCATATGTACCGAGTATAAGAACTTAGTCAACAAAGCGGCTGAATTATACAAGGTTTATTTTGAACAAGACGCTGTAGCAATTAATATATTGCCAGCTCTGGAGATGGTGTAACTTCTACACCTCTCCTTTGTATCATTTGATACTATTCACAATAACTCACAATAACTTATTCACAATAAGTTTCACAATAACTACAAGGACGCAAGGACGCAACCACACTACTACAAGGACGCATGAGCAGCCACCTACTCTTTCGCATATACCGAGCAGCACGACTGCAAGGACGCAAACAAACACCATTACGCAAACGGAGGTTAAGTATTCTCAATGAATAACTTTTCAGAGACTTATTATCCTACAATACAAGGATACAGGTTAACACCTGAAGAGCATAAAGCTAATAACCAATGGTTTGCTTCAATGCTTGACAAGCTCACGGACGATGGTGTATTATATATACCAGTACTTCATAAATCTTTTAACAAACAAGGAGATGAGATCAATGGCTTACTATGACATTCAGATAACCAGAGAAAAGTATATGTACACAGTACAAGCTGACTCTGAAGAACAAGCCGAAGAGTATGCATTAAGCCGAGCTAATTGGGATTATGGTAATACACATTCTCATATTACTGAGGTTAGTCAATCTGAGGTTGACAGTCGACATGCAGCAAAACATTGGCAAAACGTAAACACCCATTAATTACCATGACTACCACTAAACCACTCTACCTACTCATCAAACTAGACGTTGATGGAGAAATAGTCTTTGACTACAAGGACGCTGAAAACTATGCAAAAAACTTCTGTAATAACATGGAGTTTGAGCTAATTGACCATTGCTTAGAAGAAGAGGAGAACAATGATCTTTACATTGGTTGTGACTCTGAAATTAAGGAGGAGGTATGGCCATGATCGTTTACTTTTTATTAGTCTTTGGTCTTTTATATATTGCATACATTCTACGTGTCTATGACCCACATAATTAAGGTATGGAAGTATGCACTTGGCTCATTTTCAGATGAGAAAACTAAGGAAGTTGACAATCAAGTTGTTTTTGTTCGATCTCTTATCTTTTTATCTTATCTTATCACTAATTGTTTTATTATTAGTGGAGTAATTCGACATTGGAACTATGGCAACAACACCAAACTGGCAGCACCACAGCAAGAAGCTGCCCAAATACAAAAAGAAACCACAAATTATACGAGCTGCAAAGAAGCGAACTAAGCAATTTCTAGCTCGTATTTTTTCACAATAACTATCACAATAACAAGGAGGCAGGGACGCATGGAGACTCAGCGACTTCTAGATCCACACAAAGTTAAATATTATGTTACACTAAGAAGTGGTAGAGACTTCATTATGAATAGTTCTCTAGACCCTGAAGAGGCGGCGTGGGACGCTCACGACGAGGCGTGTCTTATGGACGACTATGTAAACAACATTACACCTATTTGCGATGTCTAAACGAAAGTATTACCCGAACAAATGGAAACAAGTTAAAGCTGTACCTGCAGAATACTTTGAGTCTATTGACTTTGAAGATCTTATGGATTGGAAGCTTGGAGGTTATGAACTACCAGAGGGTGTAGTATGTGTCTTACGAGAACGTAACCTTAAAACAAATAAGGTAAGTGAATATACTTACATGCAAATGTCAGCGGCTAAACGTCGTACAAATAAAATCATAAAGCAAGGAGATAGTGAGCTTACAATATGTACTCATCAACAAGTTGCACACATTGATTCCACCAATTTATAGGAGAACCATGAAAGAATCATTCAAGGACGTATATACATATGCTAGTCAAGCACTAGATATGATAGAACGTGAGAAGGATATTAATCCTAACTACAAGGAACTAAAGAAATTATTAACCGATCAAGTAAACGAAGAACTACATGATGTCACCTACTCCAGAGTCTCTAGTAAATGAACAAGTTGAATTAGAGAGATCACAGATAAGTCAAGGTCTCAAGCGTCTCAACGATAATACATTTAAACTTGAAGATAAAAGCTATGCTTCAGCTTCAGTTTATGGTATTGCATCTATTGATACTCTACTACCTTTATTAGTAAAAAGAATTAACCAAACTACTAATAGAATTAAAGAAGGTAAAACAGGTGTAGCATTTAAGGAGATACACAAGTATCTAGCTGACTTAGAACCATTAGCCGCTGCAGCTATAGCATGTAAGATTACATTCGATAAAGTGTTTAGCTTTAAGGAAGGTAGTAATTTTGCTGTTAATGTATGTGACTCTATTGGTCATGCTATTGAAGATGAGTGTCAAATGAGACACTATGAAGACAAGGTGCCAGCTCTTTTAACTACATTAAAGAAAAACTATTGGCATAAGTCTATTGGAACACAGCAAAAGCTAGTAGTGATCAAGACTTTGATGAATCGTTATAATGTATCTGCATGGACGCCATGGGGTAGATCAATTCGTGTGAAACTAGGAGGTTGGTTGCTTGACTGTATCATGGAGTCAAGTGGTTGGTTTTCTCAGGAGAAGATAAGAGAAGGACATAAAACTGTTACATATGTGTTACCAACTGCTGAGTTTTTGGATATCAAGGACGAAGTTATGGCAACTGCTGAACTGTTCTCACCATTAGCTTGGCCGATGCTAGTGATACCAAGGGATTGGAGTAATGAAGAACAAGGAGGTTACATTCTTAATGAAGTAATGTGTGGTCACGATTTAGTTAGAAGAGGCGATCCCTTACGTATACAGGGAGAAACACCACTAGACTTTCTAAATAAAATACAGAAGGTCGGATATAAACTAAATCCCTTTATAGTAATTACTGCTGAGTTCTTACAAGAAAAAGAAATTAGTGTTGGGAAATTCCTCCCTATCATTCATTATGATCTACCACCTAAACCTTTTGATATAGCTGAGAACAAGGAGTCTCGGAAGAACTATAGAAGAAAGACTGCTGAGGTATTAAATAGACAAGCTCAGGAGACAAGAAGATCGTGTCGTACTCGTATGACAATGGAAGCTGTAGCTAAGTTTAAGGATAGAGATAGATTCTATATACCTTGGTCTTTTGATTACAGAGGTAGAGCATATCCTATACCTGCATTCCTTACACCGCAAGATACTGACTTTGGAAAAAGTTTAATTAAGTTTGCGGATGAAGCTGAAGTTACACCTGAGTCTTATAAGTGGTTAGCTTTTCAAGTAGCTACTGCTTATGGTCTAGATAAACATACATGGAATGAGAGACAGCAATGGGTAAAGGATAACATATTCACAATAACTCGAGTCGCCGAAGATCCTGTAGATAACTTAGGAGATTGGGAAGGAGCTGAAGAACCTTGGCAGTTCTTAGCAGCTTGCGAAGAGTATTACCATTGCGTTATAAAGAAGGATAGACTAACTACTGGTCTATGTGTAGCTACAGATGCTACATGTAGTGGTCTTCAGATTCTAGCAGGTTTAGCTAGGGACAAGTCGACAGCACAACTCGTCAATGTGTTGCCTTCTGATAGACCACAAGACGCTTATGCTGTAATAGCTAAGAAATCTAAACCTAATATACCTGAGGTCTTACACCCTGTCTGGGACAGGAAATGTTGTAAACGCACAGTTATGACAATACCTTACAATGCTAAGGCGTTTAGTAACAGAGCATACATCAGGGAGGCACTCAAAGAAAAAGGTATAGAGGTTGATAAAGATGACCTTACAATAACTGTCAGAGCTGTCAGGGACGCAATGTCTAGGGTAGTTCCGGGTCCGATGTCTGTTATGAAATGGATTGAAGACGAGGTATCTAAAGCTATTAAACGAGGATCTACAGAATTAGAATGGATAACACCATCTGGATTTGTAGTAGTTCAACGTTTAATGAAAAAGAAGATGGAGACTATAGAGTTAAAACTCTTAGGTCGTTGTCAATTAAGAGTAGCTACAGGAGATAAGGACGAAGTAGATAGGAATAGGCATAAAGCAGCAACTGCACCTAACCTTATCCATAGTCTAGATGCTTCACTACTACACCTAAGTGTTAAACGATTTAATGAACCCATCGCATTAATACATGACTCAGTACTATGTAGAGCTACTGATATGTCTTTACTGTCTACTATAGTCAGGGAAACATATATGCATCTATTTGCTGAACATGATTACCTAACAACCTTCGCCCAACAAATTGAGGCGGAGACTGAACCACCGATCATAGGAGATCTTGAACCGAGATCCGTGATTGATTCCACTTATTTTTTCTGTTAAATGTACACACTATTTGATAGTTTCTTTGCACCTCCTACTATTGTAGTGGTGTCTGAAGAAAGGCTAAAAGCTGCTGAATTGAAAGCTAAAGAGAAACAACTTTTAGAAGTTAAAGTACGCATAGAACAATTACAAGAGTTCTATGATAAACTTGATAACGAAGTTAAATCTCTTAAACCTGCTAACGAGGAGGTAGAATCTAATGGCTAGAACTATCCACAAAACTGAAAAACCCGTAACACTTGAGGGATTCCAAGCAATACTAGCACCTAGTAAATTTGGTTATTCACTCTCGGCTGTAGTTGATAACGATGTTATCGACAAATTAGAAAATGAGCGAGCTGAAGTCCTTAAATGGGCAGAGTCTAAGCTCAAAAATCCGAAACGCTCTACGCTCAAACCTGAGCCATGGGAAGAGGTTTCAAAGGATAAGTATAAATTAAAATTCTCTTGGAATGAAGAGACTCGTCCTCCAGTAGTCGACACGGAGGGAACTCAACTTACTGATGTTAAAATACCTTTATATGCAGGATCTACTGTTAAACTGGGTTTCTATCAAAAACCATATATTCTTAGGGATGGGGTTACCTATGGTAGCTCTCTTAAGTTGGTTGGTGTACAAGTTATCTCAGTAAAAGGTGAGGCTGGAGTAGATACAGGAGACTTAGACGCTAATGAAGTTGCCGAGCTATTTGGTAAGTCTTCAGGATACAAGGCGGCTGACCCTAATGTAGTTCCAGATACCACACCTAGTTCCGTTGAAGATGACGAAGACGATTTCTAAATTTAAATCCAAGTTAGAAGAGAGAATAGCTACTCTCTTCGTAACGCTTGGAGTTAAGTACGAATATGAGTCTGAGAAAATATCTTATACAATTCAGCACTATTATTGCCCAGACTTTGTGCTTCCTAATCATGTATATTTGGAAGCTAAAGGTTATTGGGCACCGGCTGATAGGCGTAAGATTTTAGCCGTGAAGAAGGATAATCCAGACATGGACTTACGTATGGTATTCCAAGCACCTTACAATAAAATAAATAAAAATAGTAAGACTACCTATGCAATGTGGTGTGAAAAACATAACATTCCATGGACAGCTTACCATGACATACCTATTGATTGGTTAACATGACCGAGAACGAGTTCGTAAGACATATAGCTTGCGACAACTGTGGTTCATCAGATGCAAATTCCTTGTATTCTGATGGACACACTTACTGCTTCGTCTGTCATAATGTCACGGACGGAGATAAACCTATTCACAATAACAGAATGAAAGGAGCTGTATACCTTACAGGATCAGCCGAAAGGCTAAAAAAACGTAATATTTCTGAAAAAACTAACAAATTTTATCAAATACACATTGATGGTAATGAATTGAAGTTCCCTTACCATGATGAATCAGGAGTATTAAAAGGTATAAAAACCAAAACAAAGAAAAAAGATTTTCGTTATGAAGGAGTTTCCACTAATACCTTATTCGGTCAGCATCGCTTCCCTACTACTGGTAAACGTATTGTTGTTACTGAAGGTGAACTAGACGCCGCCTCATGTTATGAAGCCATGCCTTCGTGGCCGATGGTATCACTACCTCATGGAGCTGCGGCAGCTAAAAAGGACATTCAAAAACAGATACCGTTATTCCAAGGTTATGAGGAAATTGTCTTATTCTTTGATAATGATGAAGCAGGTATTAAAGCAGCATCTGAAGCTGCATCCGTATTACCTCCCGGAAAAACAAAGATAGCTCGTTTGGAAGCATACAAGGATCCTTCAGAAGCATTGCAAGCCAACGACTCTGACGCAATTAGAAAAGCTATCTGGGATGCTAAACCTTACCGACCAGATGGTATTGTTGAAGGTAAATCATTATTAGAATTAATTACTACACCCACACCACCTGCAGATCACGAATATCCATTTCAAGGACTTAATGATATGCTGCATGGCATTAGGTACCAAGAATTAGTCACAATAACAAGTGGCTCAGGTATAGGTAAATCAAGTTTCTGCCGTCAAATTGCAGCAAAACTCTTAGATAATGGAGATAAAGTAGGCTACTTAGCTTTAGAGGAATCTAACAGACGAAGTGCTTTAGGACTAATGTCATGTGCATTAGGAAAATCTTTACACATAGGAGATCATGAACAAACAGAATTGGCAGACGCTTTTCGCTCTACTATGGAACATTGGAATTTATTCCTGTTTGATGGTTTTGGTTCGTATGATCCTGACACAATTTACTCTAGGATCGAATACCTTGCCTGTGGATTGGAATGTCGTATTGTATTCCTAGACCACTTGAGTATCTTATTGTCTGGTTTAGATGGGGATGAGCGTCGTATGTTGGATCAAACTATGACTAAGTTAAGGTCATTAGTTGAACGTACTGGCATTACATTATTCCTAGTATCACATTTACGGAGGAGTAACAATGATAGGACTTCGCACGAAGAGGGAGGAAAAGTATCCCTCAGCCAACTTAGAGGATCTCATAGCATTGCTCAACTCAGCGATAGCGTCATCGCTTTGGAGCGAGACCAACAGAGCGAAAATGATAGAGACGTTACCACGCTTAGAATTATTAAAAACCGTTATTCAGGAGAGACTGGATTCGCAGGTAAAATAAAGTACAATTTATCTACATCGAGGTTTACTGAACATGAAACTACGCAAACACCAATTTTCGACCCAAGCACAGACTTCTGAGTTGAAAAAACCTAACCCACCTACTAAAGATGCAATCCACCGAGCCAAATTTAGAGACAAAACCTTCAACTGGGACAACAGTAATAATAGACCTAGAGACAAACGGTCTACTTAAGAATACAAGTACAATTCATTGTCTTGTTATTCATGACCTTGAAACAGGACTTACTGAACGTTTTAATGATACAGGTTCTGAAGAATCAATAATTAGAGGTGCTCAGTATATTGAGATAGCTGATAGAATTATTGGACATAATATTATAGGATTTGATTTACCTATAATAAAAAAAATGTATTCATGGTTTGACCCTAAAGGTGAAATTATAGATACACTTGTTTTATCTCGATTATATCATCCAAATTTAATGGAGATAGACAAAAGAAGAAATTGGAAACATATGCCGTTACAATTATATGGTAGACATTCACTCGAAGCATATGGTTACCGATTAGGAGAATACAAAGGAAACTTTGGTAAAGAAACTGATTGGTCTACATGGAGCCAAGAGATGGAAGACTACTGCGTACAAGACGTTGCTGTTACTAAAAAACTATGCAATCATTTCCACCGTTACCTGAATGGGTCAAATTAGAACACAAGGTAGCACAAATACTTACACAACAGGAGATACATGGATGGTACTTTGATGAGGATGCTGCACGGAAACTTGAATCTGCTCTCAGAACTGAGTATGAGGCGATTACTAAGGTACTTCTCGACAGGTATCCTTACGTTGCAGGAAAGGAATTTACTCCTAAACGAAATAATAGCCGCCAAGGGTATATCGAAGGTTGTACATTTACTAGATTAAAAGAATTTAACCCGTCATCAAGGGATCATATCGCATGGATCTTACAAACACATTGTGGTTGGACGCCCGTATCAATGACCTCCACAGGAAAACCAGTAATAGACGAAACAATTCTCAAAGAGATTGGGACGGATACTGCTCTGAAGTTCTTGACACTACTGGATCTTACGAAGCAGTTAGGAATGATATCCGAAGGCGTGAACGCATGGCAGAAGCTTGTTACGAAGTCTAGGATACATCATTACTGTGCTACTACCACAGCTACATTTCGATGTGCTCATCGTACACCTAACCTTGGACAAGTTCCAGCTGATGAACGATTTAGAAGATTGTTCAGAGCTACACCCGGTCAACGCATGGTCGCAGCTGACTTATCGGGTATAGAATTACGCATGCTCGCTCATTATCTTGCTAGATATGACGGAGGTCGATATGCAACCATTCTTACAACAGGCGACATTCACCAAACTAATGCTGACAAAATTGGAATTACCCGTAGACAAGTCAAAACCGTTACTTATGCATTCTTATATGGATGTGGAGATATTAAATTGGGACATAGTTATGATCAATTATTATCCGAAGATGAAGCTAGGAAAAAAGGCAAAGAGATTAGGAAAGCTTATGTTGATGCCATTCCGGGTCTTGCAGAGCTGTTACAAGCTTGTAAGATACGTAGCCAAAGAAATTTCGCAAACGCCATCGACGGTCGTCGTATCAGCGTGGACAAAGGGCATAAGTTTCTCAACTACCTCTTACAGGGAGGAGCAGCGGTTATCGCCAAAAGATGGATGGTCAGATCCCATGAACGAATATTACAAGGAGATGTAGACTGTCACCAACTTGCTTTTATCCATGATGAATTACAATTTGAATGTAATCCTAAACACGTAGAAGATCTCAAGTCCATATTAGAATTATCTGCTGTTGAAGCAGGTGAACATTATAATATGAGGATTCCTATAGCTGCTGAAGCCAAGGATGGAGAGACTTGGGCAGACACCCATTAATTTATGAAAATTTTAATAGACGCAGACTATATTGTATATAAGTCTTGTGCTGCAGCAGAAAGTGAAGTAGACTTTGGTGATGATGTTATTCTCGTTACAAGTAATTTCAATGATGCTTACAATGCTGCAAAACGTGAGATAGCGAAGATTGAAAAGAAACTTGGTGATTTCTCAAATACTATATTGTTCTTTTCTGACAGTACAAATTTCAGGAAAAAAATTCTACCAGAATATAAAGGACATCGAAATCGTAAAAAACCATGTGGATACAAACGTATCATCAATGCTCTTGGAAAAGAGTACAAGGTCATCAAAAAGCCTTCGTTAGAGGGTGATGATGCACTTGGTATTTATGCCACAAAATTTCCGGGTAATATAATTGTTTCACCAGACAAGGACATGAAACAGATTCCCGGTCAGCTGTATAACTTTGACGATGTTTTCACAATAACACCTGAAGAAGGTGCTAAATGGCACTTGCTTCAAACAATGGCAGGTGATAACACCGATGGATATGCTGGAGTACCTACAATCGGCGTAAAAAGAGCCGAAAAAATCTTTGAGGAAAAAGGTTACACTTGGAAAGCCGTAGTGGAAACCTTTGAAGAAAAAGGTATGACAGAAGAAGATGCTCTAGTTAATGCTAGGCTTGCAAAAATATTAACTGCTGATGATTATGACTTCAAAAGAAAAGAACCTAAACTTTGGTCCCCCTCCTCCAATTACAAAGTTAACGACGGAACAGGATCTAAAAATGAGACTGATAGCCGACAAACTAAAGAGGGATAACGTTAAAAAAGAAGATATAATTACTGTATATTTAGCATTGCAAAAACAAAACTTTGTATTAAGTAATTCTTTAATGAATTTAATTGATAATTGGCCGCAGGAGCCAGTTACCACTTTTGGTATTTTAATTTAATGACAACAGAACTTATCTCCCGTACTGGTCGGGTCCAGTCTTGGCTGGATAACCCAGAATCACGCCTACCAGTTTCATGTACTGTATTCGTAGTCGAGGACTCAATGGAAGGTCCCGACGGAATTGAAGCCAGCTGGAGGTTTGTCTCTCATGCTCTCCGATACGGAGCAGGAGTAGCAGTCCACTTATCAAAAATTAGACCTAGAGGACATGAAAATGGCAGAGGTTTAGTTGCTAGTGGACCAGTATCATTTGCAAAAATTTATTCTAGTTTAAATGAAACATTACGTAGAGGCGGTCACTTCAAAAACGGTGCTGTGGTTGCCCATCTTGATATTGATCACCCCGATATTATTGAGTTCGTGCAAACGCCCAGAGAAGAACTCCCATGGATTAAGCGATGTGTTAACGTCGATAGAGAAAAATGGTTTAGAGCAAACATTAGAACAAGAGAAGCAATATTACAAGGAATTGCCAAAGGAGATATTTGGCTCAACAAAATAAAATACGATGGAAAATCTAAACGAATTCGTGGAAACGTCTGCCTCGAGGTTTACCTGCCCTCACGAGGAACTTGCCTCTTACAACATGTCAATCTCGGTGGGTGCAAGATCGAAGACCTCCCGAAAGCTTTCGCTGTGGGTATGTCTGAATTGTGTGAACTCCATAGCAAAACAGGCGTCGGAAATACAGGCGAGTATTTACCTTCCGAAACGGACCGCCAAGTCGGACTTGGATGCCTTGGATTAGCTAACTTTTTAGCAAATAATAATGTAACATATGCAGACTTTGCTAACGCATTAGAAAGTAAAGAATGTAGTGAAACGGCATTATATATAGTTGATGAATTGCAAGCAGCTATAGAAGGAGCAGCAGTCATAGCTCGTCACAATAACATGGCTCGAGCTTTTGCTATTGCTCCTACAGCATCTTGTTCTTATAAAAGTAGAGATGTAAAAGGATATACTTGTACTCCTGAAATAGCACCACCCATTGCTAAAAGTGTAGACCGTGACTCTGGCACTTTTGGTGTAGAAAAAGTTGAATACGGCAATGTCGAAATTGCCTCGGAAGTTGGTTGGGACGTTTACAAACGTGTCACTAATGGTATCGTAAAATTATTCGACGCTACGGGACTTCTTCACGGATACAGCTTTAACTCATGGAGTGATGTTGTAACCTACGACAATGCGTTCGTTGAAGAGTGGTTGCTTTCTCCTCAGACCTCCCTTTACTATTCTTTACAAGTAATGGGTGATACTCAGGATAAGACTAACGCTTACGCTGCTCTTGATCAGGACGAAGTTGATGATTACTTGAAAGAAATTTTAGATAATCCAATTAACTGCGACTGCCAAGAATAATGAAATTAGATCCCTATGAAAAACTACTCAGTAGGAAAAGAAAATGGACGCCTGTTAAGCCAAAGGCTGGCGTCTTTAAAAATGGAGCGGAACAAACCATCCGACGTTGCCTCGCAATACGTCATATGGAGTTACCAGTTGGTGAGTTCATTAAAGAAGGTCTTGAAAAGAACGTTCCCGAAAACGCTCGAGCATTATTAATAGATAATGTTAGAGATGAAGAAAGGCATGACCTTGCTTTAGGTTATATCGTTGATGCTCATGGAGCTGATATGAAAGATGAATACGAAGCTATGAGGTTAAGAGATGCATGGATTGAACACCCTGATCATACTATTACAAAGGCACTCGTTGCAGAGCGAGCTGTATTCTTTGTTTTACTTCCTTTCTTTCGGTTTACTGGTGATCCTGCTCTCAGAACAGTATCAGCTGATATATCCAGAGATGAACAAATCCACGTTGCAACAAATAGCCTTGTATGTGCTGAGTTGGGTCTTCGTCCTAGCAATAGCTTGGACAAGCTTAGGAAAGCAACTATCAACTGGATTTTCCAACCTCTAGGTATAAATACTACCGATAAATATTTGGACAAAAATTTTTGGCTGGATGCAAGCGACCGCTTAATGTATGAAGGTAAAGCACCTCAACTTTCTGAGACACGGTCAGCACGTATGCCAGCATTTTTCGAGCACTCAAATGTCAATCTCCCTCAATACTCTTAAATTACACAACGAGCGAGTGGAAGAACTGCTAAAAAAAGTTGAAGACAATTTTAAATGGCAACCCGTCCACCCCAAGGAGGAATTAGCCTCCATCATGTACCGTGCTGGTCAAGCTAGTGTGGTAGAATATATTAAACAACTTATAAAGGAAGAAGAATAATGTGCGTAGGCAACATTCTAGGTTTAAACCGTCCAACACCTGCTCCTCCTCAAAGGCAAGCACCTGCTCCTACAATGAAAGCAGCTGCACCTCCAACTGAGATGGTAGATCCTGAAAGAATTAAGGATGAACAAGGTGATGAAGATAAATTATCAACAAAAAAAAAGAAAGCTTTAGAAATTAAAAAAGTTAGAGAAGGTGTTAAAACTTTCGGAGCTATTAATCCTGCTTCTTTACCAAGCACACCAAGCGGTGGTGTCAACACACCATAAGGAGGTACTATGTGTTTAGGCGGAGGCGGTGGTTATATGCCACCACCAGTTAAGAAAGCTCCGGATCCAGAACCCGGACCAGCTTCACCACCAGATATGGTGAACAATACTATAATACCTAATGCAAATCCAAGAGATCAACAGGAAGCAGCCAGAGGTGAATTTGATCCTCCTAAAAATAAAGCTAAACTTAAATCTCAATCAAGTAAATACAACTAATGAAAGCACGTGATAGATACACACAACTGACCAAAGGTAGATCACAGTTCCTTGATACCGCAGTTGAGTGTTCCAGATTAACGTTGCCTTATCTTATACAAGAAGATCTCAGTTCACGACCAACTCACCAGAAGTTACATACACCATGGCAATCAGTTGGCAGCAAGTCAGTTGTCAATTTGGCAGCAAAACTTATGCTTGCATTGCTACCACCACAAACAAGTTTTTTTAAATTTCAAGTTAGAGATGATAAACTTGGTGAAGAATTTCCACGTGAAGTAAAAAGTGAATTAGATTTATCCTTTTCTAAAATGGAAAGGATGGTTATGGATTATATTAATGCCTCTAGTGATAGAGTCGTAGTCCACCAAGCACTCAAGCACTTGATTGTCTCAGGAAATGCATTAATATTTATGGGCAAGGACGGTCTCAAAAATTATCCCCTTAATCGCTTTGTGATAAACAGAGATGGAAACGGGAACGTATGTGAGATTGTCACAAAGGAACTAATAAGTCGTAAGATTCTAGGTATGGACCTGCCAGAACCTTTACCAAACTCTCCCGGAGATGATGGTTACAAGACAGGGTCCGATGATCAAGACGTAGAAGTGTATACTTACGTCCGACTCGATGATAATGGTCGATGGGTATGGCATCAGGAAGCATTCGATAAAATATTACCTAACAGTAGAAGTACAGCTCCAAAAAACGCAAGTCCTTGGCTCGTCCTCAGGTTTAATACCGTGGACGGAGAAGATTACGGACGTGGTAGAGTAGAAGAGTTCCTTGGCGACATCAGATCGCTTGAGGGATTATCTCAAGCTCTTGTTGAAGGAAGTGCTGCAGCTGCTAAGGTTGTCTTCCTTGTCTCACCATCCTCTACAACAAAACCAAAAACTATAGCCGATGCTGGTAACGGAGCCATCGTTCAGGGTAGACCTGATGATGTTGGTGTTATACAGGTAGGCAAAACAGCTGATTTCCGAACGGCTGCAGAGCAAATGCAAACCTTAGAACGTAGGATAGGAGAAGCCTTCCTTGTACTACAGGTTAGGCAAAGCGAAAGAACAACTGCGGAAGAGGTACGCCTCACGCAAATGGAATTAGAACAACAGCTTGGCGGCTTATTCAGCTTGCTCACGGTTGAGTTCCTAATACCCTACCTCAATAGAACCTTGCATATATTACAACGCAACAAGGAACTACCTAAAATTCCTAAAGATGTGGTACGTCCACAAATAGTTGCTGGTGTTAATGCATTAGGTAGAGGACAAGATCAAGAATCTCTTGTTCAATTCGCACAAACTCTTGCACAAACTATGGGACCAGAAGTCATGGCTAAGTATCTTGATCCCGGTGAGTATGTTAAACGACTTGCTGCAGCTCAAGGTATAGATGTACTTAACTTAGTTAAGACAGCTGAAACCATGCAGATGGAGAAAGAACAACAGATGCAACAGATGCAACAGCAAGAAATGCTCAAGCAAGCTGGTCAATTCGCTAACTCTCCAATGATGGATCCAAGTAAGAACGAAGGAATGCAGCAAATGATACAAGACGGATACGATCAATTACAAAATGGACAAAATCAAGGCGAGCCGCCCACAGAAGGTGGCGAAGAAACCTCTCCCCAAGGTTAGTAAACCTGAGTCTCTCGTAGTAGAGAGTGAAAGAGCTAAACCAACTAAGTTTACATCTAGAGCAAACATAGGACCAGATCCTGATCTAGTAACAACATTTGGTTTAGGAAACCTAAAAGTCACCACCGCTAAAGGAATTAAACATGACGGAAAAACTAACGTATGACCCTACCCCAGCAGATGCTCCCGAATTTACAGAGGATGAACAAAATTCTCTAGAGGTTGCAGAAAAGCTAGGGCAGGAAGAAGCAGAATTATATGCAGGTAAGTTTGAAAATGCAGAGGAATTAGAAAATGCATACCTAGAACTTCAAAAGAAATTAGGATCTCGTGATGAAGATGACGATGAAGTAGAAGATACTACATTAGACGAAGACGAGTATCCTGAAGAAGTAGCTGATGGTGTTAATTTAATTACTCAAGCATCAGAAGAATACTTTGAAAACGAAGGTGCAATCTCTGAAGAAACAATGGAACGTTTTAAAGAGATGTCTAGTTCAGAATTAGTAGAAGCTTACATGGCAATCAGAGATCGCAATCCTGATGTTGATGGAGGTGGATATTCTGCAGATCTAACTGATGCTGAAATGAATCAAGTATATAATTCAGCAGGAGGCGAAGCCGAATATAATAACTTAACAAGTTGGGCAGCTCAAAATTTAGATGAATCTAAAATGGATGCATTTAATGATATAATTGATAGAGGTAATGCTACTTCTATACAGATAGCAGTTGCTGGACTAAGAGCAGAATATGAAAATCAAGAAGGTTACGAAGGACGAATGTTAACTGGCAAAGCAGCAAGATCATCTGGAGATGTATTCAGAAGTCAAGCTGAAGTTGTTCAAGCAATGAATAATCCTAAGTATGACCGAGACCCTGCCTATCGTCAGGATGTATACGATAAACTAGAAAGATCTAATGTACAATTTTAATTATGTCTAAAGCTTATGATCCCTCAGCACGAAATAATGCTATGAGGGTAAAATATAAAGTCAATACTACAGGTGATCGTTGGTTTATACCATACAATGACGCTGGAACTACAGCTGCTCAAGTAGCTCAATGTAATAAACTCGTTGGCAAAACAGCTAACGGTACACAAGACGCAGGAGGAGAACAGTAATGCCAAGAGGTAAAGGAACTTATTCTAAACCCGGTAGACCACCAAAACCTAAAAAGTAATCATCAAGGCGGCTCGAATCGTATCGTAAACCGCCTAATGATTCACCTTTTATTTTTATGACAGTAACAACTGAATATGGGAAACAAAATATTTTCCCAAAAGAAATACCAGCGAGAGTTATCGCTGACTACCCTACAAACATCAACCCTATTATGACAAACGAAGCAGAAAGATTTAACGGCTGGGCAGCAATGCTTGGTTTCGTTGCAGCTATCGGAGCTTATGTTACAACAGGACAAATCATACCCGGAATATTTTAATGGCAGCTATCTCACTACAAGATACCCAAACTAATTGGGAGAGTTTCTGTAATTGGGTAACATCAACTAACAACAGAATTTATGTTGGTTGGTTCGGCGTACTTATGATACCCGCACTTTTAACAGCAGCAACTTGTTTTATTATTGCCTTCATCGCTGCACCCCCTGTGGATATTGATGGCATACGTGAACCCGTTGCAGGATCTCTTTTATATGGTAACAACATCATCTCAGGAGCAGTGGTCCCCAGCTCCAACGCCATCGGATTGCACTTCTACCCAATATGGGAAGCAGCAACCCTCGACGAATGGCTCTACAATGGCGGACCTTATCAACTCATCGTTTTCCACTTCCTTATCGGTGTCGCAGCTTACATGGGACGCCAATGGGAACTTAGTTATAGACTCGGAATGCGACCATGGATAGCAGTAGCATATTCAGCACCATTATCTGCAGCAGCAGCTGTGTTTCTCGTTTACCCATTTGGGCAAGGGAGTTTTAGTGATGGTATGCCTCTTGGTATCTCTGGTACTTTTAACTTTATGTTCGTATTCCAAGCAGAACACAATATCCTTATGCATCCGTTCCACATGCTCGGTGTTGCTGGGGTATTCGGTGGAGCTTTGTTCGCTGCTATGCATGGAAGTCTCGTTACGTCTTCACTTTTGCGTGAGACTACTGGTCTTGAGTCGCAGAATTATGGCTATAAATTTGGTCAAGAAGAAGAGACTTATAACATCGTTGCAGCTCACGGTTACTTCGGTCGCTTAATTTTTCAATATGCTTCTTTTAATAATAGCCGTGCTTTACATTTCTTTCTCGGTGTTTGGCCCGTCGTTGGCATATGGCTTACCTCTATGGGAATCTGCACAATGGCTTTCAACCTTAATGGATTCAACTTTAACCAATCCGTTGTTGATGCTAATAGTAAAGTTGTCCCAACATGGGGTGACGTTTTAAACCGTGCCAATTTAGGTATGGAAGTCATGCATGAAAGAAACGCACACAATTTTCCACTTGACTTAGCATCTGCTGAGTCTACTGAGGTTGCATTAACAGCTCCCTCATTAGCATAATTGCCACGTCCGTTCATCCCTTACGGGACGCAGGTGATCTGACCATGGAACGGGGGTCAGGTACTGAGGATAATTATGACTCAAGTAGAACTACAAGCTCGAATCAAAGAGCAAAGAGATCACGCTAGATTACAATTACTTAAGTATCGTGGCATAGAGTACACCAAAACAAAATAGTACTCAGCTGTGCGTAACCACATTAAACTATGGCCGGACAGTATGGCGGAACCATGCATACCGGTGACACACTAATAACTATTTATTATGGCTTTTAATCAAAACGCTTCAGCAGGTCAGGTAGTCTTTTCTGCTCAGGAGCCAATCACTAAAGTTGTTTTAGCTAACCAAGATGTAACCAGTTCAACTACTCTTGCAGATGTAACTGATCTTACAATCAGAATTGGTAAGTATGAAAGAATTAACTTTAAGTATAATATTTTCTATACAACAGCTGCAGCTGGTGATTTTAAATATCTAATTGATACTCCTGCTAGTTTAACAACTTACCGTGTAGCTCAAAACGGTTGCGACCACGCTGGTGCGGCTTTAGCTTCTATCATCACAGCTGAAGGTAGTGCTATTGCAATAACAGCTTCAGGTACTGATGGTTGTTTACAACTAACAGGTACTATTGAAAACGGTGCAACAGCTGGAGACCTTAAGTTCTCCTTTGCACAGAATACTTCAGACAGTACAGCAGCAACTGTACGTGAAGGTTCAAGCGTTCAATACTATCGCTTCTAAATAGTATAAGCGGAGGAGCACCTCAGAGTCGGACTCCTTCGCCGTTGGCTTTTTGCCCTTACGAGGATACCAATTAGCCGTCTAGACGGTGGGATAGACCACAAATATCAATGAGTCCAATTAAGACTCACAACTTTTTACGTAAGAAGACGAGTAAATATACCTTTAATTTTGAACCGAAAATATGGCTAACGCTACACAGTCGGTACTTGGTGCTTTGAATAAAGCGGTATCTAATACTGCTGGATCTCAGGCATATGATACTAAGTATGCGACCTATCTAAAGCTGTTCTCAGGTGAGCTATTTAAAGCTTATGAGTCAGCAACTATAGCACGTGACACCGTGCAAAGGCGTACCTTGAAGAACGGTAAATCATTACAATTCATCTTCACAGGACGCATGCAAGCGGCGTATCACACACCCGGGGAGCCTATCCTTGGAAGTGGTGATCCTCCAGTAGCTGAGAAAACTATACAATGTGATGACCTATTAATTAGTTCAGCATTCGTATATGACTTAGATGAAACACTTGCACATTACTCTCTACGCTCAGAGATCTCTGCTAAGATCGGTCATGCTTTGGCTGAGGCTTATGATAAGAAAGTGTTTAGAACTATTGCTAAAGCAGCAAGAGAAGCACATCCTATCACAGCATCACCCGGACCAGAACCCGGTGGTACACAGATCGAGCTAGGTGTAACTAAGGAGTATAACGCACAAGCACTTGTTGATGCTTTCTTTGAAGCAGCTGCAGTTCTTGACGAAAAAAATCTCCCAAAAACTGGACGTACTGCGATACTTAATCCAAGACAATACTATGCCTTGGTATCACAGGTTTCTTCTAACATCTTAAACAGAGACTATGGTAACTCACAAGGTAACCTTAACTCTGGTGAAGGTCTAGTTGAAATTGCTGGTATTCAGATCAAGCGTTCAAACAACCTACCTTTCCTAGCTGGTACAGTTAATGGACAGTCAGGTGAAAACAACGATTACTCTGGTGACTTCTCAACTCATTGCGGTCTTATCTATCAAAGAGATGCTGCAGGTATTGTAGAAGCAGTTGGACCTCAGGTTCAAGTAACAGGCGGAGATGTGTCCGTTTTATACCAAGGTGACGTTATGGTTGGTAGACTTGCTATGGGTGTAGGAACTCTAAACCCAGCAGGTGCAATAGAATTAACTTCAGCACGTAGCTAATCATGTCTTTAAAACCCGGTACTTCACAAACAGTTACTAGGACTACTGGTAATGGTGCAAGTCTTAGCGGTATTGGACAGGTTGATAAATCAATCACCAAGAACCCTTCAACTCCTTTGGAGTATGGAAGGCAGCACTCTGACAGTACACTTCTAGGAACAGTTTCTTAACAATAAAATATTATGGCAGTTCCAACAGCAGTTGGAGAATACGGATCTTGTCAAGGTACAGAGACTCGTATATCTCCTTCAGATACAAGTGGATCAGGCTCACCTTCAGCGGTAGCTTCCACAACAAAAAACTTACGTTTAGCATATAATACTGTAGGCAGTACAGGTGTCGTTGATACTTGTGCAGTTGTTACAGGACAATATACTTAACATATATAAGGGGGGTTTCACGACCTCCCTTTTTTTTATTAATAAATCTTAACCTATGACTACCACAACTACAACACTCGATACCGAACTATCCGCAGTAAACTCTATATTGGGTAGCATAGGTCAGTCTCCTATATCTCAATTAGACTTTACTAATCCAGAGGTATCATTTGTATACAACTTATTAAAAGAATCTAATCAAGATGTACAGAGTGAAGGATGGACTTTTAATTTAGAATATCATATAAAAAATACTAGCAAAACTAGCGATGATAAATTTATAATACCTTCAGATGTTATGCGTATAGACATGACAGATGAGTGGGATAAAACTAGAGACTTTGTAAGAAGAAAAGATTCGGATGGATTATGGAAAGTATATGATAGAGTTAACCATACTTTTGAATTTCCAGATGATGATTACTTTCACTTTAATTATGTGAGACTTTTAAATTTTGAAGATATACCAGCTCCATTCCAAAGGTATATTATATATAAAGCTTGCGGTAGAGCCGCAGTACAATTAGTTTCTAATGCTGAACTACAAAAAATGATGAGTACTTTTGAGACTCAAGCTAGAGCAGCATGTATAGAATATGAATGCAATCAAGGTGACCATAACTTTATGGGATGGCCAGATGAATCTGCATATCAATCTTATAAACCTTATAGAGCACTAAGACGTTAATGGCAAGTGTTACACAAAAGATACCTAGTTACGTATTAGGTATGTCTACACAACCCGATGAAAAAAAAGTTCCGGGTCAAGTAGTAGACTTAGTTAATGGCGTTCCTGATGTTGTAAGACAACTTATTAAACGTCCGGGAAGTCAATTAATCAGTACAATAACTCCATCTACAGCAGCTAATGCAAAATGGTTTAATATATATACAGATGATTCAGAACAATATATAGGTCAAGCTGCAGCTGACGGTACAGTTACTATATGGAGATGTAGTGATGGAGCAGTTATACCGGTTGATTATGCGAATGTAGCAGGTACTAACAAAGCTACTTACTTAGACAACACCGCATTGTCAGATGAAAAGTCTTCTGACATACAGGTAATGACAATTAATGAAACTACATTCTTTTGTAATAGAAGAAAAAATGTAGCAATGTTAACAGATGCTTCAAAAAAATCTCCTCCTCAATTAAATGAAGCGTTTATATCTTTAGATACTATATCTTATGGTAAGCAATATGCTTTAGATATTTATGATCCTACAAGTAATGCTACTACTAGCCACACAAGAGCGACAGGATTGACAGTTGCTACTGTTGATGATTCTTCAGACTATAGTGGTACCAGTAATGGTGACTGTAAAGGAGCAGGTAGAGAAGTTGTAAATGTTAACACAGGTACAGCTATCGGATCTACTTCACCTCCTAATGCTAGTTCAGGTGGTAAGAGTAATCTTAGGTATGAAATAGATACTCGTTGCACACCTCAACCTACTGGTACAGTTGATGATAGTTATACATATCACGACACATATCAATCTTATGTAAAATTACAATTTGGTGGAGAAGGGTGGACAACAAATGATACACATCAACATACATCAGCAAAAGGTGTAACAACTACAGCTACTGTTAAAAGTCATGTAACTGTAATATCTCGAGCTAATGTTGCTATGGTACGTCCGGCTCCTACATCATCTAGTGCAGATGAACATGTATCTTCTGGAGGTATATTAGGAGATTTAAAAACAGCTTTAGATGCTATAAGTGGACATGGTATTACCGCTACTATTTCTGGTAATGGTATTCATTTATACAGAGCTACTCCATTTGGCGTTACTTCACCTGAAAAACAATTAATGACTGTTACTACAACAGAAGCTAATAATATAGCTGACTTACCTCGTGTATGTCGTCACGGTTATACAGTACGTATTGTTAATAGTGGTGAAGATATGGATGATTACTACCTTCGATTTCAAGCTGAAGGTGTATCAGCAGATATAATACAGCAAGGTACATATGCTAGAGCAGGATCTACTATAACTGTCACTTCTGCTGGACATGGATTTAGTAATGGTGATCAAGTTATATTAGATGTAACAAGTGGTAATGGGAGTGATGGATATTATACAGTAGCTAACGTAGCAACTAATACATTTGAAGTTACAGATGCATCCTCAGGTACAACTAGCGGTAATGTTACAATTCATCCAGTTCGCTACGGAGAGGGCGTGTGGGAAGAGGTAGCAGCTCCCGGGATAACAACTACCTTCGATAACGATACAATGCCTCTGAGCCTCACTAGAGTGCTTCCGGGGACATTTTCTATAAATGGAGGTGGTGCTACATCTTATCCTAATGGTGCATTCCAATTTAATTATCCAGATTGGGGTAAACGTGATGTAGGTGATGATGTAACAAACCCTGAACCATCGTTTGTAGGATATCCAATTCAAAAGATGTTGTTCTTTAGAAATAGAATAGCTTTGCTTAGTGCAGAAAATGTTATATTATCTAGAGTAAATGACTTCTATAATTTTTGGGTAAAAACTGCAATGGCAATTTCTAATGCAGACCCTATTGATTTACAATCTAGTTCGACATTTCCTACTAAATTATTTGATGCTGTCGAAACAGCAAATGGTTTAGTTATATTTAGTGCTAGTGAACAGTTCTTACTGAGTTCTGGAGCGGAAGCTTTACTTACTCCTGAAACAGCTAAGATAACATATGTATCATCCTATGCATTCAACTCTGACAGCAACCCTGTGTCTTTAGGAATTACTATAGGATTTTTAAACAGTACAGCTAGGGAAGCTAGGTTCTATGAAGTTGCAAATGTTTCAACACGAAATGAACCTGATGTTATGGAACAAAGTAAAATTATTGCAGAATTATTTCCTCAAAATTTAACCAATGTTACAGCATCAACTGAAAACCAATTATTATTATTTGCAGTAGATAGTACATTACATACAGCAACTAATGAAGTATGGGGTTATAAATGGTATGAAGCCGGAGATCAACGTGCTCAATCAGCATGGTTTAGATGGACATTACCTAATAATGTAATCTATCATACTATTATGGATGATAAATATTATGCTATATTAAATACTGGTTCTACATATACACTAGAACAATTTGACATAAAATTATCTTCGGCTACTCCGATGATAGGTTCTCCGCCAGATGAAAATCGTGTTCATTTAGATACGAAAAAAACAATAGCATCTGGAGATATGACTTATAATAGTGCTACGGATGTGACAACGTTTACATTAGGTGCAGGATTTTATAGCTCTCGTACACTCACAGCTTACTGTATAACTGATAGTGACGCAGCTGGTAAGAGTTATGATATTCCATCATCTGCTATTACAGGTACAGCTCCTAACGAAACAGTTACTTTACCCGGAAATTGGAAGACATCCACCGAAGCTGGTGCGTCTACAAGTTCTGTAAATACAGATTTAATTGTTGGGTATGAGTATGAATTTGAAGTTGAGTTACCTAAAGTATATGTAACTAGAGCTGAAGGTGAAAAGACTAGATCTGAAACCAGAGGGTCTCTTGTTATACATAGAATGAACTTTGACTTTGGAGATGTAGGAGTATTAGATATAACATTACAACGTAAAGGAAGAGCTGATTATACATATACAGTTGAATCAAAAGAATGGAATAATATTAATGCTAGTACTGCTGCAATAGCACCAGAATACAGGCATACAATTCCAGTATATGATAGAAACACTAATTTAAGTGTATTTATAAAATCCAATCATCCTTCACCAGCAACACTTCATTCAATGAACTGGGAAGGAGATTACTCACCAAGATATTATCAACGTGTCTAAATACATTCACCCAATTACAATGGAGGCTGCCGTCGAGGTTGCCTCTAATCTTCGTGCAGATGACTATAGAGAAGTATGGGAAGGTCATGGCCATTTCCCACGCTGGTATATACCATTTGCTGCTTTTAATGGAGACACAGTTTACTTTAACGTGCCTAACGGCAAGACTGCCGGATTAGCCGGTGTACAGGAAGGTGGTAAAATTTGGATGTTATGTACCCCAGCTATACATGACTACCCACTCACCTTTGCACGAGAAGCTAAACGATTTATAGAAAGTAGAGAAGAGAAACTCCTTTGGAACATTGTAGATAAACGGAATACCGCTCATCTAAAACTTCTAAAGTTTCTAGGATTTAAGTTCTTACGGGAACTTGAACATGGTCCTAACAAATTAACCTTTATAGAATTTTGCCGTGTGCGAACCAGTAACAATGATATCAACCGGTCTATCAATGGCCGGTCAGGTAGCTCAACATCAAGCAGAAAGTAGTGCAGTAGCAGGTAGAAACCGTGCTAAATTACGTAACTTTGAAGAACAAAACAGATTGTATGATCGAGAAGTAATGCTTGATCGTGCTCAATATCGTAATGATATGCAGCTTGAAGATGTCAAACAAGATGATATCTATAGAGCTATGGTAGATCAATGGACTCAACAAGATGTAAAACTCAATCAATTATTTGCAGATGCAGATATGAAAATTGAGGAGTCTGTAAGAAAGATGTATCAAAATGAATATGCAGGTACACAAACAGGTGCAACTGCAGCTAGATTAGCAGGTAAAAGTGCTAAAGAAATGGGACAAGAAAAATCTCAGATATTGCACAAGCTAATGATGGCTGAAGAAGAAACAACAATAAGTAAAGATATATCAAGAGAAGAAGGAGCAGGTAAATCTCGTGATACATATGAAGCAATTAGATTTGCACCTATACATGGACCAACACCATTGGCTCCAGAGTTAGAAGCCAAACCAAGTTCAGCTAGTTTACTTTTAGGATTAGCAGGTACTGCAGTTGGTGGTTATTCAGATCATCGAGATTGGTTATCAACTGATGCTGGTGAAGCGTGGAAAGCAAGTAGGAGTTAATTATGTCATCATCATACGATAGAAACATCGACCGTCTTAGGTCAGCTGAACGTAGTAATGCTCAAACAGCTATGTCTCAACGTACCAACATGGCTCAAAGAATGGGTGATCGTGGTATTAGAGAAACAGAAAAAATAAATAAAGAGTTAACTAAATTTTCTTCTACTCTTAAAGATATGAGAGATAGGCATATTCAAGAAAGTGTAGAACGAGGAAGATTAGATGCTATAGAACAATCAAATATTAACTCTAAGAAATTAGTAGAATTACAAAATGAATTATCTACTTTAACAGAAATTGATACTAGATATCACGAAATTAAAAATGAAATGATAAAACTGTCAGGTCCAGATATTTATCCGGAAGCTGACCGTATAGCTCATCTTTCTCCTTTAGAACAAGTAGGTTTTCAAAAAGAAAAATTACGTACATTTAACAATACGTATGCTGATAAATTAGAGTATGCAATGGCTAATAGTGAAGAAGCTATTAAAATCCAAAACATGACTTTTACACCTAAGCAGTTGCATGACAATAATATACACGGTTTACCTTTTAAAGAAGCTGCTTTAAACATTGTATCAGATAAAATAAAGAAAGCTGCAGGTTTAGATAAGTTTTCTCCAGAATTATTAGAATTAGCTGGGGTTAATAGTACTATACAAAAGGCAAAAGAAACTATTACAGCTAAATATAGACAAAGATATAACATAGAATCATCATCTAGAACTAGAACTAAAGCTAAATTAGAATGGGATACTTCGGCTAAAAAGGGTGAAAATATTCATCATTTCTTAATTAAAAATGGTGCTACTGTAGATGCAAATAACAAATGGTTAAACAATGCTGGTGCGTGGAAAATCTTTGATTCTACTCTTGTTAACGAAGCAGTAGCTTTAGGCAATTTAAATCATATTGATAATATTTTAAATCAAGAAATTCCTCCTGTTTTAGCAAAGCAATTAGGTGTAACAAAAGGTACTACTTTTGCTGAACATTGGGGTAATAAAATACCTACGTTAAGATCTGCAGCTAAAAAGAAAATTGTTGATGCTAGAAATGCTGAAAAGAATTTTATAGATTCAGAAAAAACTGCATTAAATAATAAATATAAAACCATAATAAGAAATCTTCCAAATGGGGAATTATTAAATGGACAGGAAATTGAAGCAATTAAACAAGACTATAATAGAATAGGAGAAGTTCCTCCTGACTTTATAGTTAAATATGAAACTGCTTCTTTAAGAAATGAAAGACTAGATAAAGACTCCATTAAAAATCTAATGGCTAGTCAAGATGGTGCTATTTACCACGATCAATTAGATGAATTTCATCCTTTAGCAGCACTAGAATATAGAGATGAAGCAGATAAACATGAAGCAGCATTAAAGAAAACTTACAATGTTGAAGGTTTAATTAAAGCTGAATTAAATGAAACATGGTCAGATGCTGGTATTAAACAAAATGAAAAGAAACCTATTTGGGAATTTGCATTAGCTGAAGCAAACGCAGCATATAATAAGAATTTTAACAGGTTAATTAGGATGGGATATCCTCCTGATCAAGCAAACAGATTAGCATTACACGCTAAAATTGGTGAAATTAAAAATAAACAAGGTGAACCAGTAACTGATTTTGAAGGAGTAGTAGCTCATTTAAATAGAACTGGTGTTAAAAATGATTACACTAGGTATGGAGAAGAAGCTAACGCTAGTTTAAAAGATGCAGAAATAATGGTTTCAAAAATAGCGGAAGGTAAAAAATTTATGATTGATAATCCTGCTGCTATATTAAATAATGTTATTGGTGGAAAATATGGGCAAAACCATCTCAATACTATAAAACAAAATATGAATATTTATGGTACATGGAAAGGTATTAGAATGTCTAAAGAAGCTTTACTGTATTATGAAGGATTAGCTAGAGGTAAACGTAAATTAAGTGGTTTTAATCTTATAGATGCACAGTTAAAAGCCGACGGACATCCCGGTATTTGGCCTGATCGTAAAGATACAAGTGAAAATGATTTTACAAACCAAGCTTTTAATATATGGGCACCTGCAAGTTATGAAGGATCATTTACCTCTTATAATGAACTTATGAATAATCAAGAGGATCTCTATACCTATCAAGAGGGTACCACATCAGTATGGAATTTACAAGAAAATATAAACCCTATTTTAATTGATAATCTTGAATTAAGTGAAAATTTATTTGGAGAAAATAATTAATGGACTCAATGAAATTTAGTCCGGGAGATCTTGGAGCAGCTCATGCAGATGATACCGTCAATATAGAAGGGTATGATCAAAGTATAGATGCAATTAGAGCTAAGTATCCTGATGAAACTAAAACAGATGAACAACAAAAACTAGAAGATTTATTTGATCCAGATTCTGAAATTAATCAAGGTTTATTAGAAAATCTAAATACTTTTGATTCAGAGTTAGCCGATAATTTACAAATTTCTGAAGATATAAATCTTGAAAATATGCCTAAGTTGTTTGATTCAAATATAGGAAAGGAAGTTTCTATAGAAGAACAACCAACAACAAACGAATTAGGTAGATACACCGAACGAGAAGAAATAGGTTTTAACTTAAATGCTAATGGTCGTCAATTAGATGACAGAGAACAAGATATTGCAAAACGACTTAGAAATTATAACCTTGAAGAAACTAGGGATGCATTTAATGAGATTAATGCTGATGCTACTTTAACTGAAATTTTTGATACTAATGGTGATGGAGCATTTACATATGCTGATATGTTTGATACTCATCGTTGGAATAATGGTAAAGGTATTACAAAAGAACAAGATATTGAATATACTCGAAGATGGTTAGAAGCTGTAGATAATAAAACTTTTACTGCACGTTGGAGTAGATTTGGTCAAAACCTATTTGCTAATAAAACTAAATTTATAGCTGACGGACGTCGTGCAAGGTTAGCTCCTATTGATGATGTATTCAATATGGATGATAATGTCATGGCTGGTGTTATCGAATCATTAGGAGGTACATTAAATCTTCCTGAAGCTGCATTACATTGGGCAAGTGGTGGTAAATTTGGAACAGTTGAAGGCAAAAGATTTGGAGATAAATATTTAGGACATAAGAATCCTCAATCTATGATGTACCTTATGGCAACTCCTGCTAAAAGGCATTGGTCTGATGGTATGTGGCATGAAGTAGGATATTGGGGATTTGAAGCTGCTATGTTGTTTGCTACTTATGGTACAACTACTAAAGCAACTGCAGGTAAAGCAATGTTAAAATTACCTAAAGGTAAACGACTTGCGATCGCTGCTAATAAATTTTTTACAATTAATCCTACTACTAAGACTGCTACACGTACTATAACTAAAAAAGGTATAGTAACAACATGGAGTAATCCTAGTAGTAATTTAGCTAAATTTAAAAATTTAGGACTTTCGTTTACAAAAGCAGGATATTTAGAAGTTTCTAAAGGTGCATTTACAAGAGATTTAAACTATGCTACATTAGTAGGTTTATATAATGAAGATAACTTTGTTAAAGGTATTGTAGATAAATATCCTGATACATGGATTTTTGGATCTCAAATGCAAATGGCAATTGAATCTCCTATTGGTAAACGAATGTCATATTATGTAGATGAAGCTAGTTGGGATTCAGCATTTGCTGGTGGTTTATTTGGAATATTTAGATATGGTCCTAAAGCTGGTAAACAAACTCTCAAATGGGGTTGGAAAACTTTAGAACCTATGAGAACAAGTATCTCTAAATTTGAATGGTCTGCCAGTCCTTTTGCTCAAAAAAATGGTAAAGACTTTTGGAAAATTAGACAACAAAAAAGTACTGATTTAACTAAAGCTGGAGAAGTACAATTATCTAAAAATATTGATCCATCTAATCCTTTTAATGATGGTGATTCTAACATAGCTCAACATAATACCCAAGGTAGATATAAGAATATTGATAGTAATGCTAATCCGGGAGAAGGTATAGTTCCAACTAGATCTAATCCACGCCAAATTATTAATGATATGGATGAAATTGATGGTGCAGCATTTACAAAATCAGGTAATACAGATGCTATATTAGATCCTACTGATTTAACTATTGCAGCTAGACATGGTGTAAATGGTCCAGTTTATAAAAAACTTACGGAATCATTTGTAACTGATGAAACTTTTGCTAAACAATTACAATCATTAGACCCATTAAAAAGGAATGTAGGAGAATATGGAGAAGGAACTCTAAAACGTATACAAGAAATTATTAGTAGAGATGCAGGTGGTGAAGATTTCAAAAACTTCTGGCCTAAAGAGTTAACAGATATGCCACTTAAAATTGGTAATCTAAAAGATTTAGATGAACAATGGAGTTATGTTGCGGAAAATATTTTTGTAGCAGATGCTATAAATTCTTCTCTTTTAACTCAATTAAGAAATTTAGCTGGTGCAACTAGCGAGATGATTGGAAAACAAGACATCTTTACTGTTGATGGTCCTATGTCTAGAATTTCTAATAACTTGGCTGCTGGTATAGCAAACGTTAAGCAAACAAGACTTAGGTGGACTTTGCTTGGTGAACGTATGAGAGAAGCTGGAGGATTTAGTCCTCAGTTAGTTAAAGAAGTAGAAGGCATTGTATCTTCTAGACTTGACGATTTACATACTGAAGCTACAGATGGTGTGCGTTTAATGTTTGATATGTTAAAGAAATCTGATTCACCAGAATTAGTTGAAGCAGTATTGGATGTATTTAAAGTATCTAATAAAATTCATAACTGGAAAGATTTTGACGCATGGATGAGGCAAAAAATTAGTGGTGGTGAATTTGATGGTACAGTTAAAACTGGAGCATTAATTCAAGAACTACAAGGAGTTATGGTTAATAGTATTTTAAGTGGTCCTAAAACTCCATTAAGAGCTATTTTAGGTACAGCATCAAATTCTTATTTAAACGCTATTAATGAATATGTAGGTGCTGTAATTAAATCTCCTTTTTCAGATCAAACCTTAGCTAAAAAAGCATCATTTGCTAAACTTAAAGGTATGGTAGAATTGTTACCAGAAGCTTGGACAGTTTTTCGTGAAAGTTGGAATAGTAAATTTGAAGCAGATTTTGCTAATATTAGAACTAGATATTCAGAAGCACCTACAAGAAATGATCATAACTGGAATTTATTTAGGGAATGGACAGAAAAAAATGGTACTACTGGAGATAAAGCTGCTCTTTATTTATTGAATACTGCCAGAACATTAAATAATAATAAATTATTTAGTTGGTCTCCAAGAGCTTTAGCTGCAACTGACGATACTTTTAAATGGTTAATGGCTAGAGCTAGGTCTAAAGAAGTAGCGTTACGTAATGTGTTAGAAGAAACAGGTAACGATTGGAATAAATTAACACCAGATTTATTAAAGAAAGCTGAAGATACACATTACCGTAATTTATTAGATGGTGATGGTAATTTAGATTTAACTGCAGATTCTTATTTAAATAAACAATTTAAAGAAATCACATTAACATCTGAATTTGAAGGATTTTCTAAAAAATTAGATGGAATATTAAATGAAACTCCTTTATTAAAACCTTTCTATTTATTTGCTAGAACTGGTATAAATGGTTTAAACCTCTCATTTAAAAATACTCCATTATTAGGTGTATTACATAAAGAATCTATTGATATTCTTAAACATACAGGTGATGATTTTAGACCGTTAATGAGATATGGTATTGAAAATGCTCATGATTTAATTCAAGCTAGAAATTTAATTGCTGGTAGACAAGCTGTAGGTGCTACAGTAGTTAGTGCTATGAGTCTTATGTATATGGGAGGCCAATTAACAGGTAACGGTCCTGCTGATAGAGAACTAAAACAGTCTTGGATTAATGGAGGATGGAAACCAAATCATATATACTTTGGTGATGTTGGTTTTAATTATTCGTCTTTAGAACCATTTAACATTATGTTTTCAGCTATTGCTGATATAGGAGATAATGTTGAATTAATGGGACAAGAATGGGCAGAAAAAAGATTACAAGCTGTTATGTTTGTTGTAGGTAGAGGTTTAACTGGAAAAACATATATGTCAGGTTTAGATCAATTAATGCAAATGACTCAATTTAAACCGGGTGCATGGAATAAAGGTGTAGGTAACATTCTTAACAATAGTGTGCCATTAGCTGGTTTAAGGAATGAATTTGGAAAATGGATAAATCCACATATGAAAGAATTAAATTCAGATATGTGGGATTCCATTAGAAATAGGAATCAAATATCTGAAGCATTAACTAATAAACCTTTATCAGTAAAACATGATATATTAAATGGTACTCCTATTAATAATTGGAATATCATAGGTAGATCATTTAACGCTATTTCTCCAATCCAAATAGATATAAGGAGATCTACTCCCGGAAGAAAGTTTCTAATTGAAAGTGGTTTTGATTTAAAAACTAGCGTATATTCTTATGGTGGTTATTCTTTTGCAAAGAATGCTAATGTTAGATCTGCTTTTCAACAAGCTATGGGTGAAGCACCTATAGAATTTGATAATAGAAAATTTAAAAACTTAGAGCAAGCATTAGATTATCTTTCTCAAAGAGAAGATATTATTATCTCTATAAAAGAAATGAATAAGAATAGAAATAATTCAGCCGTATATGATGTAGATCAAAGGGAATATCCACATAATACTATTTTAAATAGATTAATGGATCAAGCTCGTGAAAAAGCTTGGGCAAAACTTAATCAACCAACACATCCTGCTTATAGTATTGTTCAACAATTAAAAGCAGAAAAAGATGGTCATACAGTCAAAACTCGAGAAGTTAGAAATGAAATTCTTGAAATAGCTAATCCTTCTCCAGAGTGGGCGAAATAATCTCCAATAAATAACTAAATGGCACATACAAAAGTAACAAAAACACATTCCCAAAATACGGGAACTGCAAATACATTTAGCTACTCAGGGAGTTTTGATGTATTTAAAGGTACAGAAGTAGTAGTATTGTTAGATGGTGTTAACCTAACATTTACTGCTTCTACTATAAATGAATCCGCCTCACCTAGAGAATATACAGTAGATACATCAGCTAAAACCATACATATTGGTGGAGCTGATTTGTCTAGTGGTACTATAACAATAAGACCTGAGACTGATATGGGTGCTCCTACACCAAGAGCAACCTATACACCCGGTTCTTCTGTAGCATCTGAAGACTTAAATAATAACCAACTCCAACTTATGCGTAAAGCTATGGAGTATGATGAACAGAAAATGTCATCTACTGGAACATCAGTTATGACTGGTGATCTAAACATGGGAGTTGGTACTAATATTGTCTTTGAAGGTGCAACAGATGACGCTTATGAAACTACTCTTACTGTTACTGATCCTACAGCTGATAGGACTATTACCTTACCTAACGTCACAGGTACGGTAATAACAACAGGAGATACAGGAAGTGTAGCAACAGGAATGGTAGCAGATGATGCTATTACTACTGATAAACTTGCAAACTCAATCGTTTCTGATATATCTGCAAATACTGCTAAAGTAACAAATGCAACTCACACAGGAGATGTAACAGGTAGTGGTGCTTTAACTATTGCAACAGGAGCAGTTAACTCTGCTAAGATAGCCGATGGAGCTATTGTTAATGATGATGTAAATGCTAGTGCAGCAATAGCACATAGTAAACTTGCAGCAGTACCTGATGGACAAGTTATAGTTGGTAACAGTTCAACTGTTCCTACAGCTGTGGCAATATCAGGAGATGTAACACTTGCTAATGATGGTGCAGTAACTATTGCAAATGATGCAGTTGAAATAGGAATGATAGGTTGTGAACAAACAACTATATCTGATAGTGATTCTCACATTCCAACATCTGGAGCTGTAGTAGATTATGTTGCAGCACAATTAGAACCATTTGGTGGGTTTGAAGCAGTAGCTACAGAAGTAGCTTTCCCTAACACACAACCAGCAAGTGGAGTTATTATTTCTATATCTGATGCCGCTGGAGTTGTTGTTAACGGATCCGGTACATCTACAACAGGTAGAACTGTAGGTGGATCAACCGTAACAATCAATAATTTTCCATCAAGTCTTAATAGTGAAACATTAGCAAGTGGTGTTGGCTTAATGGTCAGCTCTACAGGTTCTAGTCAAATATATAATTACCATAAAATATTAGCCGCCGAAACAGATGTTAAACAACTTTCTGATGATATTAATGATTTTAATGCTCGTTATCGTGTAAATGCTGGAGAACCCGGATCTAATAATGATCAAGGTGACTTAGTATTTGATACTTCAGCTTCTAAAATGAAGGTCTATGACGGTTCATCTTGGGGAGAAGTAACATCAACTGGTGAATTTAAATACTTATTCTTATGTCCAGCTGGTGGAAGTGGAGCACCTACTTTAGATGGTAGTATTGCAACATATGACTTACGTGAAAGCAGCAACTCAGGTACAGCAGCTAGTGTAACAAGTGCAGCTCAATTAATAGTTTCTATAAATGGTGTAGTACAAAAAGCTAACACAGGAACCTCAGCACCTGCTGAAGGTTTTGCTTTAGTTGATGCTAACACTATTATCTTTGGTGCTAACTTAGCTAGTGGAGACTCTGTATTTATAGTACAGATTGGTTCTGCTGTAAGTATTCCTACACCGGGAGATGACACAGTTACATCTGCTAAGATTGTAGATGGAGCTATTTTAAATGTTGACATTAACGCTTCAGCTGATATAGCTGGTAGTAAGTTAGCTGATGACTCAATAGCTGAAGTTAAATTAGATATACATAATGCACCATCTGGAACAGATAAGTTCCTTAAGTATACCTCTAATGGTATGGAATGGGCAGTACCAAGTTATGCAACTCCATTAACTGAAGAACAAGTTGAAGATTATGTAGGTGGCATGTTAACTGGTAATACTGAAACAGGTATTACAGTAACATATCAAGATGCAGACGGAACTATAGATTTTGTCGTAGATGACACTACAAAATTACCTTTAGCTGGAGGAACTATTACTGGAGCTTTAGTTTTAGATGATAGTGTTGGAGCAACAATTACTGCTGCAACATCTTCAACAGGTATTACCTTAGATTTAGGAGCTTCTGTTCATCACTCAGTTACACTTGCACATAACACAACCTTTGCTGATCCTAGTAATGAGGTCGCCGGTCAATCTGGTTCCATCATAATTACGCAGGACGGCACGGGATCACGTACGGCAGCATGGAACTCAGCTTGGAAGTGGACAGGTGGAACAGCACCTACACTCAGTACAGCAGCTAACGCTGTAGATAGAATAGACTACTTAGTTGTAGCAGCTGGAAATATACATGCTGTAGCTAGTTTGGATGTAAAATAATGGGATTATTTAATTCGATTAGATTAGGATCTAGTGCTGCTGGAGACTATGAAATAGAACGTAGTTTAAGGTTTAATGATAGTGATTTTGGGACTTTAGCTCGATCCCCTAGTAGTGCCAGTAATCGTAAAACCATGACACTTAGTTTATGGGTTAAAGGAATGATTGGTGGGACTTATACAATTTTTGATTCTCATGTAAATGATTCAAATAGGACAAGGTTATTTTTTAACGATAATGGGTCTATATCATTTTTTAACAGGGTAAGTAATAGCGATACTAATTGTCATACTACTGGTTTTTTTAGAGATCCTTCAGCTTGGTATCACATTGTATTTGCTTTTGATATGACACAGGCAAGTGCTAGTAATAGATATAAAATTTATATTAATGGAGTAGAACAAGCAAATGATAGTAATATTCCAGCACAAAATGTAGATTTATTTTTTAACAACACAACTGTACATAGATTTGGTGTTGCTGGAGATGATGATGGTAATGAAAATCCTTTTGACGGATATATGGCAGAAGTTAATTTTATTGATGGATCTGCTTTAACACCATCTTCTTTCGGAGAAACAGACGCTACAACAGGTCAATGGAATCCTAAAGAATTTAATTCTTCTGTTATCCCAAATAAATCAAGTAGAACTTTTAGTAGTAGTGGATGGACATTAAGCGCTAGTGGTTGGTCTGGAAGTAACCCAATCACAAATGCTTACAATGGTTCGATTGGTACGTCAACCTCGGATGTTGCAAACAATAATGCTGGTGGAGTTACTGCAACATGGGATACTTCTTCATATAATCTTACTGGAAATCTTAGAATTTTTTGTTGGAGTGATGGTGGAGAGTATGATATTTATGTTAATGGTAATGCTACAAAAGTAGCGGATACTCCTTCAGGCTCAGGTAATGCTGCTTGGGTAGATTGCGGAACTCATACTAATATAAATGAAATACAATTTGCTGGTACTTCTTATGATTCAAATACCGGTTTAGGTTCATCAGGTTTTTATATTGCAGGATTTATGGTAAATGGAACTTTACTTGAAGACACTACACCTGAATTTGGAACTAATGGATTTTACTTGAATTTTTCAGACAATTCTGGAACGACTGCAACAACACTTGGTAAAGATTCAAGCGGTAACGGCAACAACTGGACACCATATAATTTTTCTGTAAGTGCTGGTACTGGTAATGATTCTTTAGAAGATTCTCCAACTAATAATTTTGCTACTTTAAATGTTTTAAAAAAACCTACTAATAGTACATTTAGTAATGGAAATTTAGATGGCTCTGGTACTGCAAGTAGTTGGGTTTCATTTTTTAGTACAATTCTTGTTTCAAGTGGTAAATGGTTTTGTGAAGTAAAAGTTAACGCTACAAGAGTAGGTGTTGGAATTGGAAAAGATGGAGCAAATGAAAACTCATATCTTGGTGGTGCAGCGGATACTTATGCTTATTACGATTTAAGTGGAAAGTGGAATAATGGTTCTGACAGCTCTTATGGAGCAACATATGGAGCTAATGACATTATTGGAATGGCTTTAGATATGGATGCTGGAACTTTAATATTTTACAAAAACGGAGTTAGTCAAGGCACAGCATTTACAGGACTCTCTGGAGAATTTGCGTTAGGATTTAGTGTTTATGGTAGTGGTGCTTCGGCAAGTATAAACTATGGTCAACGTGCTTTTGATTATACAGTCCCCACAGGATATAAAGCACTTAATTCAGCAAATTTACCCGACCCATCAATAGCATTACCTGATGAACATTTTGCTCCTTTGCTTTATACGGGTAATGCAACAGATGATAGATCTTTAACTGTAGGATTTCAACCAGATCTAACTATTCTAAAACAACGTGATGACACAAAGAATTGGTATTGGTATGATTCAGTAAGAGGTGTTAATAAACAGCTACTCAGTAACGCTAATAATGCAGAAGCAGAAATTGCTGATCGACTGCAAGCGTTTGAATCTAATGGTATTCAAATAGGTGCAAGTAGTGAGATTAATAACAATTCTAGTACTTATGTAAATTACAGTTGGAAAGGAGGAGGAACTGCTTCTTCAAATAGTGATGGCACACTAACATCATCCGTATCTGCTAATACCACAGCAGGGTTCTCTATTGTTGGATACACAGGTAATGGCAGTAATGGGCAGACAGTAGGTCATGGATTAGGTGTAGCACCAGATGTAATTATTTTAAAAGCAAGAGGAGCTGCACAAAATTGGAGAGTATGGCATAGGTCGTTAGCAACAGATGGGTCGAAAAGATTGCTTTTAGATGCAACTAATGCAAGCGAAGATGCAGCGTTTTTAAACGATACTGCACCAACCTCAACTTTATTTACTTTAGGCAATAGTGATGATGCTTGGAACGCTAATGGATCTACATTCATTGCTTATCTATTTAGCGAAGTAGCAGGGTATAGCAAGTTTGGGTCATATACAGGCAACGGATCAACTAATGGCACGTTTATTTTTACTGGTTTTAAAGTTGCTTTCCTCATAACTAAAAAAGTACAAGCCGAAAATTGGCATATATTAGATACTACAAGAGATCCAAATAATCCTAATACATTTGGACTTGATCCAAACTTAGCTAATGCAGAAGCTGATGACTCTAATTTATCTATAGATTTTTTAAGTAATGGTTTTAAATTAAGAACTTCTCATAGTACAAATAATCAAGATGGTGTTCAATACATTTATTTAGCATTTGCGGAATCACCATTTAAATACTCACGAGCAAGATAATGGCATTTAAATTAGAAGGCAAGACTCTTCCGGTCGATGTGCCATTTCAAACATCAGATGGAACAAACTATCCGGCTAACTGGCTTAGACTAACTACGTTGGATGAAAAGAAAGCCATTGGAATTACGGAGGAAACTGATTAATGGCATTAACACAAATAAAAGCAGCGGCTTTAACTGCGGATCTAATAGATGAAACAAAATTAGCCGACAATTCTATAGACTCAGAACATTATAATGATGGATCTATAGATACAGCTCACATAGCTGATGACCAAGTTACTCTTGCTAAAATGGCAGGATTAGCTAGAGGTAAAATTATTTATGGTGATTCCTCTGGTAATCCAGCAGCTCTTACTGTAGGTAGTAATGGACAAACTATAGTATCTGATGGTACTGATCTTTCATGGGGTGATGCAGCAGCCGGAGCAACCGGCGGGTCGACTGATAAAATTTTCTGGGAGAATGGACAAACGGTAACGACAAATTACACGATTAGTAATAACAAGAACGCCATGTCTGCCGGACCTATAACTATAAATAATGGTATCGCCGTAACAATCGGTACCGGTGAAAACTGGACAATCGTATAAATTATGCCTTTAACATTAAATGGAAATGGTACTATCACAGGAATTTCTACTGGTGGTTTACCTGATGGCTGTGTAGACGCAGATACTCTAGCTAGTGGAGCTGGAGATATTACTGAAGCCGACTCTTGGAGACTCAATGCCGATACATCTTTTGGTACTGGTACTAATATCGTTGATTCTAATTGGGAAAGAGATGATACAAATTTTGAATTAATAGGAACTGGTTTAAGCCATGACGGAAGTGGTAAGTTTGGCTTTCAAGTAACTGGCAAATATTTATTAACATTTTTCTACACTGGTGCAATTTTAAGTGGCAATGATACCAAATATGCAGGGATAAGAGTTTATCTTGCAACTGATGGTATAAGTGGCACTTATAATGAAATTGCCCAGAGTTTGGATTCAGTTAAAGGTATAGATAGTAGTTCAACTTATGCTGCTGGCTCAACACAAAAAATTATTGATGTAACAAATACCAGTACATATTTTTACCTTGCAGCTTACACTTCAGGTTCAGTAACGTGGAGACTTGACGCACAAACTGCTAGAAATCACAACGGTTTTACTTCAATAAGATTAGGAGATACATAATATGAGTCAATTAAAATTAACCGCAGACGGCGGTGGAGGAACAGTTGCTATCAAGGGACCAGCCAGTACAACTGGTAATGCAGCTCTTGATCTAACTGTTCCGGGTACAGCGTCAGCTACGCTGGATACCTTAAAGAGAGCAGGGAATATTTTACAAGTCGTCTCAACAACTAAAACTGATACTTTTTCAGAATCAAGTGTAGATGAAGGAGAACATACTGGTGCAGCGATAAGTGTAACAATTACACCTTCTGCTACTTCAAGTAAAATTTTCGTTATGGCTTCTTTAAATATTGGTTTAAATACTGATAATGAAGTAAGTTTTGCTTTTTTTAGAGGCGGAAGTATTCTTACTGGTGCTATTGGTGATGCTGCTAGTAACAGATTAAGAACAAGTTTTGGTGGAAAG